CGGCGCGGCACCAGCCACACAGACATACGCACAAGGGTCAGCCCAACCGGCTGGCCCTTCGTCGTTCTCGGCACAGCCGTCGCTCTCGCCCACGCTCTCGTCGATGCAGGCCGCGCCCACCGCCGCGCCGACGGCCGCGCCGCGCATGAGTCTCATGAGCGCGCCGACGAGCGCGCCCGACGTTGGCGCGCAGTACCAGCAGGCGGTCTCGAATGCGTTGGCCGCGCCGTCGCGCTACGACTTGCCGCAGGTGCAGCAGGTGCGCGACGCGCTCACCGCGCAGCTCCAGCAGCAATTCGCTGGCGACTCGCGGCGGCTCGACGAGCAGATGGCGCAGCGTGGCCTCTCGGCGTCGTCGATCGGCGGCGGCTACCAAGGCGATCTGCGCGCGGCACAAGCGACCGCGCTCGCCAACCTCAACGCGCAGCTCATTCAGGGGCAGGCGGCGACATCGGCCGGCGACCTGGCCGCCTCGCTCGGCGCCGGCGCCCAGCAGCAAGCGCTCGCCCAACAGGCCTTACAGAATCAGCAACAGTTCGGGCTCGCCCAAGGCGCGCTCACGGGCAACTACGGCGGCCAGCAAACGCTCAGCGCGCAACAGCTCGCGCAGCAGGGGTCGCAATTCGGCCAGTCGCTGGCGCAGCAACAATTAGAGAATCAGCAACAGTACGGCCTCGCCCAAGCGCAACAGGCGTTGGCGCAACAGCTCGGCCTCGGGAACCTCGCGAACGCGCAGGCGCAGACCGCGAACCAGGCCGCGCAATTCGGGCAGTCGTTCGGCCAGCAGCAATTAGAGAACACGCAGCAGTATGGGCTCGCCCAGGCCCAGCAGGCGCTCGCGCAGCAGCTCGGCCTCGGGAACATGAACCTCGACCAGCAGCGCATCGCCAACCAGGCGAACCAATTCGCGCAGTCCCAGGCGCAGCAGGCCAGCCAGTTCGGGCAGACGTTCCAACGGGAAGGGGCGCAAATGACGTTTGAGCAGAACCGCGCGAACTACCAGGACGCGATGAACGCGGCCCTCCAAGCGGGCCAACTGACGGGTATCTACAACGGCCAGGCGACACTGCCCTATCTGCAATGGCAGACGCAGCAAGGGCAGTTCAATGAAGATCAGATGAACCAAATGCGCATCGCCACCATGCAGAACCAGGCGAACATCCAGATCGCGAACAGCCAGATGAACCAATTCCTCGCGCAGTGGCTCGCGTCGCAGGGCTACCCAAAGTCGTGAGTTAGGAGACGCTCATGCCACTGCCACGATTGGGCGGGCTGGGGGCGGGCCTCGGTGGGCTCGCCACCGTCTTGGGGCTCGGCTTCGAGGGCTACGCGAAGGACCAAGCGCGGCGCGTCGAGGAGGAGCGCAATCGGAAGAAGGACCTCGCCGATGCGCAAATGCTCAAGATCCAAATGGCCGAGCACGAGGCCAACACCGAGTCGCGCAAGGCCGCCACGAAGCTCGCGCAGAACAAAGCCCTCATCGAACAAAACGCTTACGCGCAACTCGCGCAGGACTTCCCCGACCATCCCGACGTCAAGGGCGGCTACATCGAGGGCGGCACGTACAGCGATTCGCTCAAGGCGGCGAAGGCTGAACGCGCGGCTGGGAAGTCGGTGGCCGTCGCGCTCGCCGCGCTCGGCAACACCTTCCCCAAGGATGCACAGGTGCAGGCCCTCGTCAAAGCCGGCTACCAGCCGGGAATGACGATGGACTCGCTGAAAGAGGTCTGGGACTCGGCCAACGAGCGCTACAAGCTGGCGAATGCCTATCATCCACCGCCGGCGCAATCCGTCGTGTGGGTGCACGACGCGACGACGAACACCGATGTGCCGATGTCGAAGGATGCGGTCTTGTCGGCGCCGCCGGGACGCTTCACCAAACCGGGCGGCGCGGGCGCCGGCGCCTTGAGCAAGCTCCCGGCGCCGCTCGCGTTGCGCGTGGGGCAGTTCGGCGAGATGCTCAAAAAAAGCGACGACCTACGCAAGATCACCGAAGGCCTCTCGGTCAACGTCGGGCAGTCGGCGGCGCAGGACGTCGCCGAGCATGGGTTCAAGATCGGGGGCCTCGCCGTGCCGGGCTCGCGCGCCGTTGGTTCGTGGCTGGCGAATCGGTCGAATGATTACGCGACCTATCAAGCGGTCCTGACGCCGTTCGTCACGGCTGCCGCGCATGCGATTGGCGGGGCGCGCGTCAACCAGACGCAAATCGACCAAATCCGAAACAGCATCGAAATCAAGCCGGGCGACTCGCCGGAACTGAAGGCGACGAAAGCCAAGAACATGTTCGACCTCATCAACTCGACCGGCGGCGCGTTGCCGGCCGAGGCGATTGCTGTGCAGGAAGCGCAGATGGACCCCGCGGCGCTGGCCGCGCTGCGCGAGCACGGGTACCGCGGGGGCGGGCTCGGGGGACAGCAAGAACCGCTGACCGTCGCGCCGCCACCACCGCCGAAGGTGACGGCTGAGTCGACCGCGGCGAAACCGCCGCCGGCGCCCGGCGCGACGGACGTCACCAAGATGACCGATCGCCAGTTGTGGGACATGAAGGCGCGCACGCCGCAGGGGTTGAAGTGGTTGACCGATCACCACATTCCGCGGCCGCCGGGTCCATGAGGAAAGTATGAAGCGCCTGCCCACGCTCGCGCCGCAGGACCCCGGCCAAGACCCGGGCGAGGAGCTGCTGCGCCGTCGGCGCGCCCAGCCGGCGCCGAGCGAGGACCCGAACGACCCGGGTGCCGAGCTGCTGCGCCGTCGCGGCGCGGGGACGACGGCACCAGCCCCCGCCGAGGGATTCGGGGGCAGTGGCACCTCGGGCGCGTGGGGTGACGAGCCGCCGACGTACGACTACGGCGCGACCGATCAGTTCTTGCGCGGCGCGATGCTGCATTGGGACGTCAAGACGCGGGCGGCGGTCGACGCGGCATTAGCAAAAATGAAACGGCTCGGCAGCGGCGCCTCGATCGGGACCGAGTACGAGCAACGGAAAGCGGCGATCAACCAGGCGCGCGCGCAGTGGGAGAGCGCACATCCCGTCGGCAAATACGGTTGGGAAATCGCCGGCGGCCTGGCGCCGATCGTGGCGACGATGGGCGCCGCAGCGCCAGAGGTGGCCGCGGCCGAGGCAGCACCGGAAACCGCGGTCGCCTTGACGAAGGGCGCGAAGCTCGCGAAGGCTGGGGCGAAGGTTGGCAAAGCGATGTGGCAGGCGGCCAAGACCGGCGCGAAGTTCGGCGCGGTCCAAGGCGCCGGTGATGCCGAGGGCGGTCCCTTAGACTACGCCCTGAGCACTGGCGGCGGCGCGTTGCTCGGCGCCGGCACCGGAGCGGCCCTTGTCCCCTTGATCGGCGGCGGCGCGGTATTCGGACGAGCGATCGGCGTCCCCAAGGTGGCGAGCTACGTCGCGTCGAAGGCGGCCGAAGCGCTGCCCGAGAGTCGCGTCGGAAAGGCGCTCGCCACGTACGCCGCATCGGTTGGCCCCAAGGGCGCCGCGGCGAAGCAGCTCGCGCCATTCATCGAGACGGACATTGCCACGGGACACGTCGCGCCCGAGGCGCCGAGTGATTTCCCGACGTTGCCGATCGACGTGCAAGGGCCGGCGGTGCGCAGCGTCGCGCGCGACATCGCGTCCAAGCCAACCGTCGCCGGCGCGCGCATCACGAAAGCGCTCACCGAGCGCGGGCAACGCATGCGCGATGTGGTGACGTCGCGACTGGAGCGCGGCACCGGAATGACGCGCGGCGCCGGCGAGTCACTGACGCGCGGGCTCGGCGAGGACGAAGCAGCGCGCGTCGCGGCGAACGCCGCGGCACAAGGCGACTACGAGACCGCTGTGGCGGCGCGCAAGCTGGAGCTGGCGCGTCGTGCAGCCGAGCCGGAGCCGCCAGCGCCCGACGCCATCGCGGCGTGGGAAGGCATCACCGGCGGGCCGACGCAACGCAACATTCCGACGTTGCTCGCGCAGCGCCTTGCGCGCTCGCAGACCGCTGCCGAGAACTTCGGCGCGGCGCGTGCGTCGAGTGTGCCGGTCGAGTCGCCGGCGCTCGATGCGTTGGCTGAGACGGACTTGGGCAAGCTCGCGTTCCGGTTCGGCGAAGAGCAGACCGCGCAGCGACGCGCTGCCGGCGAAGCGCTCGGCCAACCGCGTCCAACTCCCACGCCGATCGCGCCCGCAGCACCTGTTGCAGCTCCAGTGTCAGTCCCCCCTACTACTGTGGCGCCGCCGGCACCGGCGCTCATGACGTCAAACGTCGGCGGCATTCCCGGCGCCTCGGGGCGTGCCGGCCGAGCAATCATGCGCGACGGCCAAGCGCTTCCCGTCGAGTATCGCATCGTATCGCGCGCCGACGTGCAGCCGTCCCACGATCCATTCAGCTTCGCGCCCAACCCGGCCTATCCCGAGGGCGTACAGGGTCGCGACTACTTGCGCAACAAAGGCATTCAGGCGGCCGTGCAGCGGCGCACGCATGAATTCTCGCCGGACATCGCGCTCAACCCGTCCGAGATGTTGAGCGAAGGTGTGCCGACGATCTTGCCGAACGGCACCGTCGTCGCCGGCAACGAGCGCGCGATGCTCCTCTCACGCGCCGCCGAGCACGCGCCCGAGCGACACAGCGCCTACGTGGCGCAGCTCAAGGCGCGCGCCGCCGACTATGGCATCGACCCCGCGGCGGTCGATCGTGTGCCGAACCCGATGCTCGTGCGCGTCCTCGCCGATCCCGCTGAGACCGCGGCGGGTCCCGCGCGCTGGGCAGAGCTGAATCGCTTATCCGATGAAGTCGCGACGAAAGGCAAGAGCACCGCGGAGGAAGGCGCCGCGCGCGCGGCGTCGCTCATGCAAAAGCCCGAGGCGCTCGCGCGGCTCGCCGACACGCTCGATCCCAACACGACGGTCAACGACTTTCTCGGCACCGCTGACGGCCGCAAGTTCGTGCAGCAGCTCGTGCACGATGGCGTCATTCGCGCCGACGAGCTGTCACGCCACATCGACGCCGGCGGCGCGCTCACGCAAGAAGGACGAAACGCCGTGCGGCACATGTTGCTGTCGACGGCCGTCACGCGCCCCGCGGTGTTGCTCGATGCACCGCCGGCGGTGCTCCAGAAGTTGGAGCACGCGATTCCGTCGATCGTCTCGACGCGCGGCACCAAGTTCGACATCACGTCGCTCACGACCGAAGCGCTCCAGATGCTCGGCGAGGCTCGCGACCTCGGCATGACGGTGGGCGACCTCGCGTCGCAGCACGGCCTCTTTGGCGACGTCGCGCCACGGTCGCCGATGGCGACGCAGCTCGCACAGTTCCTCGAAACGAACAAGGCGGGCACGGTCAAGGCGGCGTTTCGGAAGTTTGGCAACGTGGCAAAGGAGACGATCGCGGACGAAGGCAACATGTTCGGGCCGTCCGAGTTCCAGACGATCCCTGACATTTTCCATGCGTCATTCGGAGGCACGCCAGTCGCTGAGGCACCGCCGGCGATCGGGCTCGCGCCGCACATACCCGTCGCTCCGCCCGCGCCGGCACCGCCGCCACTCGCGCCAGCAGCCCCGCCAGCGCCCGCGGCGCCGGTAGCGCAACTCCCAACCGCGCCGGCGCCCGTTCGTGCTCCAGCGCGCCCGCCAGGCGCCACAGCGGGCGAGCTGCCCGCGCTCGTCGTGCCCACGGGGAAGGTGCCGCCGGCGCCGCCGATGGAAGGCATAAGCCCCGAGGCGTGGGACCGCGCGCTGCGCACCATGCAGGCGGCCGGCAAGGAAATTCCGTGGAGCGACGCACCCGTCGCCACCGAGGCCGTGCCGCCGGCGGTGCCCGAACCGCGCGAGTACGATCCCGAGACCATCCACTACGCGAAGCAGTATTTCGCGAAGGTCGCCAAGCTCGGCGTGAACGACGGCCAGGGCGGGAAGCTCGCGACGCAAGCGCACGGCGCGCTCCGACTCTGGGAAGCGGCGCGCCAAGACCTGCGTGCGAATCCGTTGTGGGCGAAAGCCGACGACGTGTTCGCGAACCAGTCGCGGCACATCGACATGACAGAGCTGGGCCGGAACCTCACGCACGCGACGCTCGATCCCACGAGCCGGCGCGGCGCGCTCAACACGTCACTCGATGCCATCGAGGCGCGCGTCGCCAAGGCGTCGCCGAGTGAGCGCGAAGCATTCCAGTCTGCCGGGCAAGCGTCGATCGCTGACTATTTCCGAAAAGGCGGGTCGCGCGTGGGGCTCCTCAAGCAGCTCGGCGACCCGACGTCACAGTGGAGCCGGCGCGTGGCGCTCGCGACAGGCGACCCGGAATCGCCGGCGGCGTTCCGTGCCGCGCTCCTCACACCGTCGCGCCCGATGCCGCCGGAGCTGGCGCCGCTCATCGCACCGCCGGAGGTGGCACTCGCACCAGACGCCGCGGCGCGTCAGCTCGGGTACGGGGCACTGACGGCGAAGCTCGCGCCGACGGCGAAGCAAGCGGCTGCCGGCCGTTCGCTCCCGAGCATCGAGGCGGCGCGTGCCGCGCTCCCGGCCGCCGAGGCCCGCGCCGCTCAGCAAGGCCACGCGGCGCGACTGCTCGGCGAATGGGAAGCGGCGAGCCAACGCATCAAATCGCCCGGCCGGTTCTTCGCGAAGTCGCCCGAGCGATTGCGACAGATCGCGGGCGCGTTCCCCGAGGCCGAGGACGCGACGGCATTCCAAGGGTTCGTCAGCGCCGCCGACGCCGCGCAAGCACTCAACAACTTTGTCCTCCCCACCAGCGGCTCGGCGACGCAGCCGCGGCAGGCCGTTGCATCCCTGCGCGAGGCGCTCGCGAGTGAGCATCCCATCGTTGATGAAATGCTCAAGGCGCACACCCTCACGGGCCTGCCGATCCGACTTGTGCGCGGCATCATGCAGGGGAACCGCGACGCGCGCCAACAGGTCATCGACGATCTGATTTCGCAGTGGCTCGTCGCACCGGGTGGCGAGCAAGGACTGGAGCAGGCCGCGCGCGCACTCCAAGTGCAGCAGCGGGCGAAGTATCTCCTGCCGAACGTCACGGGCCGCGTCGGCGCCGTGCTCTCCAATCCCTAGGCCGACGTGTCGAACATGCTCACGAGCAAGAGCAGCAGCGTCGCGGTGAGCAGGTAGCGCTGCACCGGCGAGCGCGACGTCCACGGCCGTTCGTCTTTCGTCAGCAACGCCCAGCCGCCCACGAGCAGGAAGCAGCCGGCGTAGACGACCATGCGCCCGCGGCGCATGAAAGGGTCAGGGGCGATCATGCCGGCAAGCTACGCTCGGGACCGAATGCCCGACACCACTCACCGGAGGACCCTATGAACTTCGTACCGCTCATCATCGCGCTCGTCGTGGTGCTCGTCTACATCGCCGCGCTCAAGCTCTTCGGCCCAGCGCCGTCGGCGCAGACGAGCACCATGCTCAACCTCGTGGTTGGGCTGATCTTGCTGGCGCTCATCATCGCCTCGTTCTGGCCCTTGGTGGCGCGTGTCGAGCACTAGCCTCGGGTCAGCGATCGTAGAACTCGGCGCCCCAGCGCTGGAGGAAGCCGCGCGTCGCCGTCATGGGTCGCCACTTCCCGTTGCCGTTCAAGATGCGCCGTATCTCGGCCTCGGTCGTTGGCCGTGGGTCTTGATTCACCCCGACCCATGACTCGCCGTCGAGCGACGCGAACCAAAAGACGTCGCCCCGGTCAGTGATGCGTGCCGCGTGAATCATGCGGCCACTTGCGCGGCCTGGCGTTCGTAAGCCCGCTGCCGCCGCCGCAGCTTCTTGAGCGCGTTCTCGGCGCGGCGCAGCTTCTTCTCCCAGCGCTCGATGGCCGCGGCAGTGCGCTCCATCTTGACCGCGCGCGCATCGACCGCCACCGGCGCCGGCTTCGGCGCGCTCTTGAGCTTTCCGTCCAACCAGCCACGCCGGACGACTTCTTTAATCATGCGCATTTCGAGCCGCGCGTGCGCAGCGTTGTGGCCGTGCGTGCCGGCGTGCGACTCCCACGTGTGCGACAGTTCGTGCACGAGGTCACGCCAACCGCGCCCCGGGTTGACGACGAGCGCGCGGCGCACGCCGTGCTCCTCGCTCTTCACCCACCGCCATCCACTGTAGCGGTTGCCGCTCGTGGCGATGACGGGACCGCGCCACGTCGCGCCCGAGACGTAGCGATACAATCGCTTAGCGGCGCGCACCGCCTCCCCTGCCGTGAGCGCGGGGACCGTCTCGGGCCAGGTGGCGTTGACGCGGCGGTACCATTCCTTTCGTGTGACGCGAGCCATGTGTTGCAACCCTCATGAGGAAAGATGAATGATTGATCTTACACCATAAATCTAGTCATGAGGACTTTCTAAACTCTGCGAAATCGCATCGTTTGGGCCCGGGCGCCGCTCGATCGCGCCCCGCGGCCGAAAAATTTGGGGGGTTGTGGCGCTTTTGCGTGTGGTGGCGCGAGACTGTTGCGGGTCCGGCCACACACGAGCGTTTATATGGGAACGCTCATGACCTCAGACCAGGCAGTAACACGTGCGAAAGCGAACGGTGCACACTTGCTAAGCGGGGCGCCCATGCATACATATCCCAACTACATGGTTGCGCAATCGGCAACCTGCCCCTCCGGCGATGTAGCCGCTCCGTCTGAAGTGATCGGGAGTGCGCTGTCGCATCGCTGTCGAGCCTGCTGTTCCGAGCCTGCTGTTCCCCCTGGTTTCCCCCAACCCACTCAGAGAGTTCCCCCTATGCCCTCGACGAAGTACGCCCTTCGGATGACCATGCACCGCGAGCTGGACGCGCAAGCTGTCGGCGAGTTTCTCGACGCGCTCATCGACGATCGCAAGGAACACGTCACGGCCGAAGAAATTGTCGCCGCGGCGCGCAAGCGCGATTGCCCGCTCCACGAGGGCTTCACGTGGAATGATCCCGAGGCCGCGGAGAAGTGGCGCCGGCACGAAGCGAAGTCGCTTGTGAAAAATCTCATGGTCCAGAAGAACGGAGAAGTGAGTCGCACGCGGGCCTTCGTCTACGTCGCGCACCCGGAGCACGATGGCAAGCGCGTGCTTCTGAGCATGCAGTCGGCGCTGGCGCGGCCCGAGTTCCGTGACCAAGTCAAGGCGCAAGTCGTGCGCCGGCTCCAACGCTCGCTGACGTATTACAGCAACTTGTTCGGCGCCAACCGACAACTGCGCGCGCTCGCGAAGGACCTTGCGAGATTGCAAAAGAAGGCAGAGCGCGAGCTAGCGGAGGCGCTCTAAATGCCGGGCATCGTGCAGTTCGCCCCCGACACATTCGGCGCGTGGCTCCAGCGTCGAGGCTTTGAGAGCCTCAAGGCCGTGCCAGCACTCTACCGCACCGCGGCGCAGCGACTCAACACGGGCGACATCGCGCCCAACTCGCCGATTCTCCCGCGGTTTGCGAGCGAGCTAGGCGTCTCGCTGGAGACGCTGCAACCGTTCGCGAAAGCAGCGCCGCTCGACGCGCGGTGGGTACAGAAGATCGAAACCCAGCTCGCCAAGGGCACGCTGCCGCGCGGTGCGAAAACGCGCAATGGGAAAATTGCCAAAAAGCTCAAGGCCAAGGCAAAGGGCCGTCACGGCGGGAGCCGGCACGGGAGCCCGCTCACGCGATTGCTCGTCGAGCAGAGTGGGATGCCGGTGGCAGCGCTCGGCAAGCAGCTCGGTATCTCGCCGGCCACGATGTCGCGACTCTCTGCCGGGCAGCTCGGGCCCAATCACCCCATCCTGCCGGCGCTCGCGAAGGCGCTCAAGCTCGATCTGAAAACGCTCACGCGCTACATGCACGGCCCGCGCATGAGTGCGGGGATGGTCAACAAGGCGCGCAGGGCGCTCGGATCGGCGGCAAAGGCGGCGGCGCGCCACGCACCGAGCCCAGAGGCGCCGCGCGAGGCGACGTCAGCCAAGGCGGCCGCACCGGCGAAGCGCTACAACAAGCTGCGCGGGATGTCGCTGGCCTTGCGCGAGGCAACGCGCGCGATGATTGCGACACTCAACGTCGCCACCATGCGCGGCGAGACGCACATGCCACCAATCCCGCTGCGCGACCTGTATCTGGTGCTCGTGGATTATCTCGACGCCAAGGGCGTGCGCGACGTGCTCGTCGATCCAAATTTCGCGACCCTGTTCGACCCACGGTCATGACGAGAGCCGGACAATGCGACGACATATCTACGTTGGAAATCGGGAGGCCGGTCACGGGACAGGGATACTGGTGACCGTGCGCGAGGAGGGCGTGCCCGGCTCACTGGTTCCGCTGCCGGTGCGGCTCGACGTTCGCAAGCACAGTCCGACGGGATTCGAGTGGGGCTACGAGGGCAGCGGGCCGGCGCAGTTGGCGCTCGCGCTGTGCCTGCACGTACTGGAGACTGAGGGCGCCCCGTGGTGGCGCGAGCGCGCCCTGCACTGCTACCAAGACGTGAAGCGATTGCTCGTCGCTCCGGTGCAGGACAATCAATGGCAATTCACCTCGGAGGACGTGCTGTGGGCCATCCATGATGCCGAGCAGGAACGGCCGCTCGATATGGTCCAGTGCGACCGGCACGCACTCACGCACCCGTCACGCGCGCTGTGTCCCGACTGTCTGCGCGAGGAGCAGGAGCAGGAGGAAAAACTGTCGTGAACGAGGCGCGCGAGGACCGGCTCCTCCGCGTGATGGAGCGCGTGACGAACGTGCTCTCGATCGCCGTGCCGGCAACGCTGCTGTTCCTGTGCGTGCTGTGCTACATCCGACGCGCCTACGGCCAGGCGCTCTTTCTGCTCGGCGCCACGGTATTCAACGTCGGGAGCACCATGTTTCTCCAGCGTCGCCACGAACGCCGGCGTCGCGAATGGGCGGCGAAGCTGCGCGAGCTAGAGGAGATGATGCGCGAATGATCGACGACAACGACACAGATTACGGCGTTGAGCCGGACCAGGCCGTCAGCAAACCACCGAAGGGGAAGTTCGTCACTGACTGGAACCTCACCATCACCGTGCGCTGTCCGCGCTGTAAGTCAGGCGTCGAGATGCGCCTCTGGGAATCCGACGACGGCGCGTTCGAGGACGAGCAATATCGCTGCGTCAACACCGACTGCGGCCATATGTGGTGGGTTGAATCCAGCGACTACTGACATGGTCATCGGCATCGTCGGCGCTGAGGCGGCGAAGTTCACAGAGGCGGGCGAGGAGCAAGCGCGCGAAATCATCCACGCGCTGCTCAAAGATCCGGCCGTGTCGTTGATGGTGAGCGGCGGCTGTCACCTCGGCGGCGCCGACATCTACGCCGAAGAAGAAGCGGAGCTGCTCGGCATCCCGATGCGCATTCACAAACCGAAGCGCCTCTCGTGGGACACTGGCTATAAAGAGCGCAACATGCGCATCGCCGAGGACGCCGACATCGTGCACAACATCATCGTGGACGTGCTCCCGAGCGACTTCGGCGGGATGACATTCAAGAAGTGTTATCACTGCAACACGACGGCGCACGTGAAGAGCGGCGGGTGCTGGACCGCGAAGTATGCGCAGCGGCTCGGCAAACCAGCCGAGTGGCACCTCATCCGAAACTATTCCTCGGGCTAACGGTCTCGCGAATGGGCAGACCAGAGACGAACATTTTGAAACACGTGCGCGCTATCCGGCGAGAGCTGGAAGATGTCATCACGCCGCGACGGACGTATGCGGCGCTCCAGCGGCGTGTGCTCGCGCGGCTCGACCGCATCGAAGCGCTGTTGCGTAACTTGGACGATCCCCCCGCGAATGCCTGACCACACGCTGATGCTTGTGTGCCTGCCCGTCGTGCCCGGGCTCACGCCAGTGAAAGGCAGCTTCGTTGCGCCGTGCAGTTGTTGCCCCACGCTCGTGTGGGTCTCGCCCAGCGCAGGGCAGGTGCTCGATCGCGCGGCGATTGTGTGTCCCACGTGTGCCCTCGACGCAGCGCGCGAAGCGAAGCGCCGCGGCGAGCCGACGCGGTTCGGCGGCTTACTGCCCGGACAGCTCGACGAGCTGCGCGCCGCCGCGCTCGACGCCAGAGATTCCGAGGGCCACGCGTGACGCCCCTGCTCACCCAGGCGACGGGACGGGCGGCAAATCACGATCGGTGCGCGCTGTGCGGCGGCGTGTTCTTCGAGGCCTCGCCGCAGGCGGAACACACGCCGGCATTGACGGACGACCAACTGCTGGATGTGCTCCACGCGCTGTCAGTCGGCGAGTACGTCGCGTGGTTCGACGACCAGTATTTGTGCGTCGACTGCACGCAGGATCTGAAAGCGTTGCGCTTCGACATGATCGTCGAGCGCCGGCGCGCGCGTCAGGACGGCGAGCGTGCGCGCAGCGAGGACGAGTAACCGGCGTCAAACTCCGCGCCCGCGCGAAGTCAATCGGGATTGGCCCTTGGTCCCACGGTCGATTCCCTGGCGCGAACCGGGAGGGGTTGGCATGTTGTGTGCCCCCCAACATCTCTTTTTGCAACTCCCAACTTCGCGCCGTCCTATGTCCCGCAAGAGCAGCGCGCCTGTCCCGCCCCCGTGCCTGGTCGAGCCACTGCCCCGCGGCCTATCGTTCGCGCCGTGGGTCGGTCCCGAAGGCGAAGCCGTGCTTCTCGTGATAACCTCGCAGCGCCGGAAACTCACCGAGGTTGTGGTGCCGTGGGGCGCCAATCGCCTGGAGCTGGAGGACAAGCTCCTCGGGTGGCTCGACGAGGTGGACCCGCCGGCGCGTGAGCCGCTGCGCTTAGCCTGAGCGGCCGCCGCCACCGCCGCGGCGTCGGGAGCGCGCCGGCCGTGCGGCCGAGGCCTGTCCCCGGTGTGGCTTTGGGAAGTGCTTCGTCGCGTCGCCGCGCGCGGCCTCGCCGAAGATAAGCCAGAGCATGCCGCGTTGCTCAGGGTCGACGCTCGCGATCACGGCCAGCTCCTCGGCCAATAGATCGCGACGGCCGCTCTCCATGCGGGAGACCTTGGCCTTGTCGTATTTCCGGTCGATGCCGTACGCGAGCAGGTGGCGCCGGAGCAGCTCGGCGAATTCATCGCCATTGATGCCGAGTGCCTCGCGTACGGCCAAGACGCGTTCGCCGCGACGGATGCGTTGAATGGCTAATTCAGCTTTGATCGACACAAGGCGGAAGGGAAGAGGTCGGCAGGCAGCAAGCACGGATCGCAACTTGGGGGTTGCGAGTTGGGAATTTCGCAACCATTATCTGCACAAGTCGACATGCACACGGTGCATAAATGACAATACCGTCCCACTTCTCGTCTGGCAAGCATGCTCCCTTACCGTCGCGCAAGCAGCGGTTCGGCGCGGCATTAAGACTTGCTAGCCTCACGTATACCAAATGGGCGTCTGACCAGGGCATCACGGTTAGCCATCTGAACCTTGTTCTAACAGGTGTTCGAGCAGGCGGCAGGCGACTTAATGCGGCGATCGACGAACTAATTCATCGCTATTTCGCGAAAACCTCTTCGACAAAACCGCCGCGCAAGCGACCCACTCGGCGGAGCGCGTAAGGAAACTCCTGACACTCTGTAACAGTTTGGGTTCGCCGGTCACTCCTTAAAAGGCGTTGAAAGCATTGGAAGAGGTTGAAGAACGTTTTTAGGGCGCTAAAGAGCTTTAGGAAGTAGTGATTGCCTTGTCGTGAGGACACGCTCATGCCATCCAGCAGTCTAAAACTCTATGAGATTGTCGAGGCTCGCGACATTCTCGACAAGTGGCTCGAAGAGTCTGAGGGCGAGCTGACGCCAGAGATTGAGGCACTGCTGGATCATCTCGACGGGAAGGCTGACGAGAAGATTGAACGCGTGGGCCTCTACATCCGGGAGCGACTCGCACAAGCCAAAGCGGTGAAGGAGGAGCGCGACCGACTCGACGCGTTAGCGAAACGGGAAGAGCGCGCTGCCGACTCTTTGAAGAGCTACTTAAAGCGCTGCTTAGAAGCGCTTGGCAAGACCAAAGTGCACGGACTGCTCGCGACCGTGGCCATTCAACAAAACAGTCAGCCGAGTGTCACCACCGCGCTCACCGCAACCGAGCTGTATGCGCTTGACGAGGCGCGTCCCTATGTGCGCCGTGTGGAGACCGTCCTTTACTCGCTCGATCGCGAGGCGGTGCTTGCGGCCTGGAAACGGCACGAGCCGCTACCCGAAACGATTAGTGTCGACCTGGGCTCGCACGTGCGCATTCGCTAAATGACTTGATGGCCTGACTGAATATCACAACACGTTGGTTGCGCAACTCTTCCCTTCACCTAGACTCTCCGATGACGCACGCGTTAGCGCCTACTGACGGCACGGTTGCGGCGACCGTCGCCGACCCGCGGTTGCCGGCCCCGATCAACAAGCGCACGCTGGGCAGTTACCTCACGCTGATCGAGAACCCCGACACACTCAAGCTCCAGAACCGGCTCGCCGGCGCGTACGACGCCGCGTGTGGGGCGCTCTTAGGCCCGAATGACATTCAGGTTGAGTCGGGTCGATCGTTCAAGAAGAAAAGCGCCTGGCGCAAGCTCGCGCGCTACTTCGGGATTTCGACCTCGGTCATCGACCATTCGGAGCGCTATCTCGTCGACGAGACCACCGGCGAGTCAATCTTTGTCGCGTCGTGCACGGTGCGCGGCACGGCACCGTGGGGGCAGACGACCGACGCGACCGGCGCGTGCGGCACCGACGAAGAGAGCGGCCGGCGCAAAATCTCGATCGCCGACGCGATTGCGACGGCACAGACCCGGGCCGACAATCGCGCCGTGTCGAACCTCGTGGCGATGGGCGAAGTCTCGGCTGAAGAGGCGACGCGTGAGGAACGCTCGCAGGGCACCGCCGCAGCGGCCGCCGCCGACATGACGCTCGACGACGCGCGCAAAGTGCCGTTCCCGTGGCGCACGCCGGAGAAGTACAAGGGCAAGCCGATGGGCGACCTATCGCTGCGCATGCTCGACGCTGTGCTCGCGGCCGTGGAGAAGGAAATCGAGTCAGCCGGAATGACGCCGCGCCGGAGCGAGCTGCAACGCGCCGCGCAGCTCCTCAAGGCCGAGAAGGAAAAAGAGAAGGAAGCCGAGAAGGCGGCCAAGGCCGCGGCATCGACCGAGGCCGAGCCGGCCACAGAGCCCAAGCCGCTCGACGCGCTGCACACTGCTGTCCAGAAACTCTTATCGCACCCTGCCCTGCCGGCGCCGGCGCGCGTGTCCTATCGCGCCTGGTACGGCAACACGAATGACGAGGCGGGACTGCGCGAGCTGATTCACTCGCTCGAATCGTCGATCGAAGATGCAGCCGAAACGAATCGCGCGAAGATCGCCGACGAGGAAGCCATCGAGGACGCGAAGCTCGCACAGCGCAACGACGGCGACGACGACCGCGGGCACTTCCGATTCGCTGGCGACGTCGACGACAATGGATAAGCCGGAGAAGCCGAAACGCGCTCCGCAGTTCTTTACCGTGCCGGCCGGGACGCCGGCCAAGCAGTGCAAGAGCGAGACGTGCGCCAAGGTGATTTACTGGATCACGACTAAGGCCGGGCGCCGCATGCCCGTCGACTGCGACGTCGAGGGCGGCGTACGGCCCACGCCGATCTACGACCCGCGGCAGCTCGACGCGTTCAAGGCCCCGGGGCAGGTGACGCACGATGGCCGCGGTCGATCGCATTTCGAGACCTGTAAGGACGCGGCACGGTTTCGCGGCGATTGACGCAAGAGCTTAGTAGAATCGAATTGTGAGGGATTGAATCCGTTGCTTGACGCGAAGTGTGCAGTGGCGTAAGGTTGGAATAGTTGCAACTCTCAACCCTTTGGAGTCCCCTTCCCGTGCCAAGGTCCTCAACCCTCGCTCAGCGATTCGCGAACGTGCGCCAAGAGCCGTCCCACCCGGTGCCGCTCGCCGAGCGCGGGCGCATGTACTTCCTGCGCGACGTGCAGGAGCTGCTCGGCCGTGACGAGACCGGCGCGTTTCGGAAAAGCCTCTGGTGGATCAAGAACAACTTTGCGCCGGACGCCAAGCGCAAGCTCGGTCGCGACCCGTATTGGTGGGAAGTCGACGTGCTCCGGTGGCTCGACGAGCAGCGAGGCGCCCGCTAATGGCCGCCGCGCGCAAGAAAGCGATCAAGGATCGTATTGACGTCATCATCCCGGCGACGCCGCCGTGGCGCTTTCAGAAGCGCAGCGGGGCGACAACGACCGCCGAGCACACCGCGCGAAAGGGACTGCTCAAGCGACTCATTGAGGCGGGGCAACTCACCACGATCAAAGACCTCGCCGACGATCGCATCACCTGGGAAGAACTCCGACAGGCCGAGCGCGACAAGCGCATCGGTCGCGACGACCTCGGCGCCGACATCTCGCTCGCGCGTCTGCTGTGGGACGGTGAGGGCGACGACGACCAGGGGGCTTTTGCGGTCACACTGCCGAAGATGGGCAAGCCCGGGCCCGCCGGCATCCAGACTCGCAAACGCTACGCGCTCGTGTTCGACCAACTGCGCACGTACGGCGTCGCGGCCGGACTGTCGCCGAAGTCGCAAGTTCGCGACCTCGCGACCACGAAATGGGCCGCACTGTGGGCCGCGATGGGCGATCTGTCGCCGGCGTCGCGCAACCATGTGCGCCGGGGCGTGAGTGCCTTCCTGACGCAGTTTCTCGACAACAAGCACCACCCGTATCGACACAAGGTCTGTAAGGCGCTCGGAGCCAACGAGGACGCGACCGCGGCGGCGCGCGACATTGAGCCGCACGAGGAATGGCCGGTGCTCATGGCCGCGCTCAACGAGGCCGTACAGCCGACGGCATTCGTGCTCGCGTTCACGGGCATGCGCATCGCTGAGTACCTCCAGCTCGACGACACGAGCGTGCGGCACGGGTTCATCACCATTCCTGGCTACAAGGACCCAGCCGCCATTCCCGAGGGGTACGAGGACCTCGTGCGGCAGGCGATCCCCTGCCGGCTCGCACCGGCGCCGGCGCGGCCCGCCGGCGTCTATCCCGGCGTGCAGTATGACGCGCGCTACAAGAAGATTTACAAGGCGTTCAAGGCCGCCGAGGTCGCGACGGGCATCAAGTGCACGCCGCACTACCTTCGACATCTGTACGCGGCGGTCGGCGTCGACGAGGCCCCGACGGTCCACGTCCAGCACGCCCTGCGGCACAAGACCCCGGCTATGACCGCCGACTACGCCAAACGGCGCAGCGCCAAACAGGTCTCCAATGCCGTCGCCGCGGTGCTCGGCCCGGCGGTCGGACTGATGCCCGCCGCGCCCAAACGGCGGCCGAAAAAGGCGGGTTGAGCATCCTGTAATGAGTGTTTCCGGGTGAGGGAGAAAGTGAGGGACGTGTTCCCATTTCGGGCCATTTCACGCCATTCGGTAACTGCAATGTTTCTCACGTTTTCCCTCTCAAAACACGAAAGTTGTGAGTTTCGCAACTCGACCCTGGACGACCTTTTAATCCGTAGGTCGCGGGTTCGAAACCCGCCCGGGTCATACACTTACGCGATTCTGCGTAAGGGGGGTGAGGGAGAAAGTGAGGGACCGGCGTCGCACTATTCCCAACTTTTGGGGATTTCTGCGTGACGGCGCCGGTTACTCCCCCCGCCGTCGCCCGCGCCGAGGCCCTGCTCACGAGGGTCATCGCGACCCTGGGCCCGCTCGCGCTGCGCACCAAGGTCACGCTCAAGACCTCTGAGCTGCGCCTCCTACTCGACACCATCACCGAGGCGCGGCAGGAAGTGCGCTCGCTCGTCGTGCCGCCGAACCGCGCGCACGCGGGGGGCGAACCGTGAGCTGGGCCCTCACCTCGTCCCTCACCTTTCCCCTCACCCCCGGGCAGCTCGTGTCGTGGTGGTACGTCCCGCGGGGCGGCTACGGCGTGGGCTATTTCGTTGACGGCGTCATCATCGCCGTGCACCAAACACGCGTCACAATCCGGGTGAAGCGCCGCAATGGCGTCGTGGTCGATCGGCGCGTCTCGCCCGCGTCCCTTCGCCCGAGGCCCTAGCCTATGGCCGAACCCTGGATTCGCGTCCACGCCAACATCGCGCATAAGCCAGTGGTGAGTCGCTGCGCCGAAGCGCTCCGTATCACGCGCCACGAGGCCATCGGCCTGCTCGTCGAGTTTTGGGGATCGGTGTCCCAACACTCAACGAATGGTGACGTGTCAACTTTCTCCGACGGACAGCTCGAAGATTGGGCGGGCTGGCACCGACGCCGCGGGGCCTTCGCCGCATTCGTTCGCTCGTCACATATCGACCCCGACGGACGCGTGAAGGAGTGGGACGACTACGCCGGCAAGCTGGAGCTACGCCGGGCAACGGAACGCTCCCGGCTCCGCGAAAAGCGTGAACGTGTTCGCCAGCAGTTGCAGAATGTTGGGCGACCGACGCAAGATGTTGCGCAACAACCAACCAACAACATGCCAACCGTTGCGCAACCGTTGCCGGATGTTGGTCCCCGCGCGCGCGAACGAAACGAGACGATACGAGACGATACGGTAACTACTACCACCACCACCGCGCGCGCGGTGGCAGACGCGACCGTCGCGCTGGCCGGACGCCTTGCAACCGACATCGACCGCGAGGCGCTCGGCGCGCTGCTCGCGCTCGTCCCATCGCCCGTCACGTGGGCGGCCGATCTGTCGGCGTCGCTCGACGGCATGCCGGGCCATATCCTGGCCACACCCGCGCAGCTCGGCGAGGCGATTCGCGACTACCTCGGCAACGGCGCTGCGGAAAACCCCAACCTGCGCCAAATGCGTCGGTACATCGAGTCAGCGGTGCACCCCGTGCCACGGCCCTTCCCCAAGCTCGCCGGCGGCGCACGGAATGACACGGCAATCGACGCGGCAGTAGCGCGTCTGGAGGGTCAACATGGCAAGCATTAAGGCCGTGGGCGTGAGCCTCAAGGTTCTTGGGCGAGCGTTCGCCGGCACGGTCGACGATGCGCGCGTCTCGGTCTACGCCGCGGCGCTGGAGGACCTCACGGACGACCAGCTCGCGGTCGCGACGGCGCGCGTCGTCAAGACGCACACCGGCGAGTTCATCCCGCCGCCGGCCGTCATTCGTCGCGCCGTCGGTGCCAATCAGCCGACCGTCGTCGACGTCGACAGTGTCGTGCGCGCGATTGGCCAGCTCGCGAAGTACAACCCTGCGTCGGGCATGATCTACCCGTCGGTGGCCGTCGTGCGCGAGGCGCTCGGCGAGGCGGTCGCCTATGCGTACGCCGCCGCCGGCGGCACGCGCATGTTCGTCGAGGACGCGATTGGCGAAGCGATTGCGCGGCGTGAGTTCCAGAAGGCTCTGGAGCAAGCCGCTACGGCGCCTGGCGCTGCGTTTCGCGTGTTGGGAGTATCACAACCCTCAACCCGGCTCGCGAGCGCGCCAGCGGGCCTTTTGGGAGCTTCTGCAGATGACACCTGACCACCGCCTCCGGCCGGAGCTGCCGGCGCTGCCGCGACGGATCGCTGATTTGCCGGTCGACGCGCGCGGCTATCCCGTGCCCTGGTTCGTCGAATGGATCGACGGCGTCCCTGAGTTTCGCATCATGGACGGGCGCAAGTTGCGGCGCGCGGTCTCCGAACGGCTGTGTTGGGTGTGCGGCCAACCGCTGGGCTCTTTCCTCGCGTTCACGATCGGCCCCATGTGCGCCGTCAATCGTGTCTCGGCCGAGCCGCCGTCGCATCGCGAGTGCTCCATCTTCTCGGCGCGCGCGTGTCCGTTTCTCACACGGCCCCATATGCGCCGGCGCGAGGCAGGACTGCCCGAGGAGGCCGAGGACCCGGGCGGTGTGGCGATCCGGCGCAATCCCGGCGTCGCGCTCGTGTGGACCACGAAGCGCTACAAGCTCGTTCCCCAACAGGGCGCCTCGCCGTTGTTTCGCATCGGTGAGCCGACGGACGTGCAAGCATTCGCGCGCGGGCTGCGAGCGACGCCGGCCGAGCTGCGCGAAAGCATCGTCACCGGATTGCCGGCGTTGGTCGACATGGCCGAGGCCGAAGGGGCCGGGGCCATCAAGGCACTAGAGCGCGAGGTGCGCGCGGTGTGCGAGCTGCTGCGCCTCGATCTGATTCCCTTGCGGGCGGCGTGAGGGCCTTGCCAGTCTTGTGTCCGGCGGGCGCAACGATTAGCTGGCACGCGGCGCGCAGTAGGGTGTATGTTTGCACCACCTCACCTTTCCGCGGGCACCCGTATGAAGATGTCTCTCTTCTCCTTCCTGTTCCGAAGGCATCGCGCGGAGCGCGAACGGGGCTATCAGCTCAAGTCGCAAATCGCCGTGCTGAGTCCCAAGCAATTCGCGCGAATGTACCGGCTACGCGCAAAGGATGTCGAGTCGGCGATAATCGTTCCGCCGCGGCTCGGGTCGTCTGGCTTTGGTCGTATCGTCACCGTGACCAAGCCCGCGGGCCAGCTCGACGTCATCCGAGGCCACACGGGGCGTTCACGGCAGACGGCTAGCAGGTGACCGAGCCGCCGAAAAAGGGCGTCACATCGCAAAGCCTCGTCACGTTCACGGGAACGTCGGACGTGCCGGCGCAGCTCGACATCTTGACGAAGTTTCTCGCCGGGCAGGAAAAGGCGAACGAACTGCGCGAACACGAACTGACGCTCCAGCAGTACAACGCCGAGACAGAGCGGAAAAAAGTCGACACCGCGCACGAGTTTGCCCTCAAAGCGCTCGAAGCCCAGGCGCAAGACCGCAAGGACGAGCGTCAGATGCAAGCCAAGAACAACCGTGGTGCGTTCTGGGTTTCGCTTCTCGCCGTGCTGGGGTTATTCGGGATCGTCGGATTCGCGCTGTATGGCAACAAGGACCAGCTCATCATCGAAATTATGCGCATCCTGTTCATCGGCGGCGGCGGTGGCGGGATCGGCTACGCCGCTGGACTCAAGAAAGGGGCGCGATTAGCAAACTCGCCCGAGGAACCCACGCCTTAGTCGTCCATCAGAATTTGTAGATCGCGCGGCTCGATGCTCCAGACATCGACGTCCTTTGCGCAGTGACGACAGAAGCGCGTGGGCTTCCACAGCACGCCCCACAGCCGGCGGTAGTCGTGCCCGCACTCCAGCTCGTCCCTAATCCACTTCGGGAGACTCATACCGAGGAGAGTGCTTCACGGGGCGCGCTTCGTCAACTCGGTCGCGAGCACGAACGCCACGAGCCGCTCGGAGTAGTCGAGCCGCCCCCAAATCTTTCTGAGCGACGGCGGGATGTTGGCACGCCACGCCTCGGTGTCGTTCCACGGGCCGAGGGCCTTCGTGTGAAAGTCGGGATCAAGATGGCGCGCGAGGACGACGAGGTCCTCGGGTGGCGTTCTGCTCATGGCACGCGAATGGTCTGTGTGCCGACAAACTCGCTCTCCAGCTTGGGCTCACCGTCCTCCAGCAACATGGCGATGACTTCGCGCAGGTTGGCGTCCAGCTCTTCGCGCGTCGCGCCCTGGCCGTGCGCGCCGGCGAAGCCGGGCACGTGGCCCACGTAGAGGCCAGTCTCTGGGTCGCGCTCGACGATGGCGGTGTAAATGTGCACTGTCAAAAGCTAACGGCCCCCGGGTTCAACCCGAGGGCCGTTGTCGTCGGTGCCACGAGCTAGCGGCTGTACACCTGCGCGAACCCGCCGACCACCTCGGTCAACGTGTTGCCGGTGACCGTGCCGGTGTAGTGGTCGCCGTCGCTCGTCGCGAACGAGATGATGTTGCCGGCGACGGTCCACGTGCCCGTCTCGCTGACGGCCGAGGTCAGGTTGGGCGTGGCCGTGAAGCTGAACGTTATCACTTCTTGGTAGGTGCCCGAACGGTCGCCGGTCAGTGTGAGCACCGACGAGCGCGCGATGATCTGCGTGCCGTCAGCGAGAATGAGCGACACGGGCAGCGGCGTGCCGTTGACGGTGCGCATGGTCCACGAGCCCGAAACTGCTGGCCCGCTCGGCGCGGTGGGAGACTCGCCGCCGCACGCGGCGAGGGTCGCAAGCGCGAGGCCGGCGAAGATGCTTCGGAACTGCATTGCTGCTTACTCCTAGGTGGGGTGTGTTGGTTGCTGCGTGGGGAACCCGGCGGCGCGCGCAGCTCGCCACCGCTCGGGGACGTGTCTTATTTCAGCTCGAAAAGAGTTGTCATCTGAACGTCCGGCCGCTTGAGCACGGAGTCGGTCACCGGGTGGAAAGAGTAGTGCCGCGACCCAGACTTGAGATAGCGCAATGCCTGGTTCGTCGGGAAAAACAATCGCGTCAGGAAATTCCCGTTGTTGTTGTCCTCGTGTCCCAGCACCAGTTCGGTCCACTCTCTCTCTCCAGGCGCCAACTCCGTCTTGTCCTCCGTCTCGACGACGAGGTCAATGTCGTTGAGCATTGGCGCGTCGGTGAGAAAGCTCCCGAACACGCGTACGCGTGTAACTCGCGCGAGGAACTTCTTGTTGCTGTTGACTTCCTTCACGCGCTCCAGCAGTTCTGCCATTTTTTGCTCAGCCACGGCGCGCGTGAACGATGGCGCCGCTGACGCGTTGAGCAGCCGGCGACCGGCCTCGGTCAGTCCGTACCAATCGTCCTTCTTTCCAGGCGGGCAATACCTGCTGTCGGGGTCCAGCTCAATAAGTCCTTCCGCGGTGAGCGCGCCCACGTTCGTGCCGAGCGCGGCAACGTCTGCCGAGTCAAAGCCGACGTGAGCGTTCTTGCGAAACCAGTCGCGTAGCACCTTCGCGTTCACGCCCGCGATGGTGGCTTTTGAATCAATGCGCATTAGCGCGTCCTCCTGTACTGCATTGTGCTGCTACTCCTTGAAGGGTTGGTCGCCCGGCGCAACCGCGCACGGGTCGGGTCGTGCGTTTATTCGGCGTGCGGGCGTTCGATCGTGCCGTCTGGCAGAATTCTGTAAAGCCACGTTTCCGGCGCGTCGTTGGTGTAGCTCACGCGCTTGACGCCAAGCTCCGTGATGTAAACCGGACAGTCGTAAGCCCTCGCGAGCTTGAGCGCGTTTTGGTATGGGGTGGCGCGGGTCATTCGGCGTGTGGGTGAAAGTGTTTTTCGATTTCGTCGGCGAGCTTCGGGTGCTTGCTCAAGAGCCAGCAGAGGCGAACGAGTGGTTGCCACGTGGGCGCGCCGGCGAGCCAGTCGCGAAACGATCGGTCGTTGACGCCGAGGACGTCGATTGCGAGCCGTACTTGCGAGCGGCCGGTGGCCTCGACGGCGTCGGCGAGAATTTGCTGCGTCTCCGTCTTGGGTTTGGGCATTTTTCGGTTACCTGGTGGGCACTCCCTCGCACGCCGTGGCGAGCACGGCCTCGATGATTGAGCCGGGCATCACCGGCACGGGGATGGGTGGGAACATCCCGGTCTCGACGGTGGACCCGGCGGGGGTGTAGGTGGCCCACACGTCCGACGCGGTAGTGCGTTTGGCACAGTCAAACTCGTTGTGCACGACGAGCGCGTCGTAGTTCTTGCCGAGGCGGTCGCTGATGGGCGTGGCGGTCTGATAGCGAACCCAGGCCGTGACCCGGCGACCATCTCGCGTCATGGTCGCGGTGTCGACGTAAACGGTCGTGGTGTTCGTGTGACCGACGAGGCTCCAGCGTGCCGACAGCGTGTTCGTCTGCGCGTGGCCGGCGGTGCCGGCGAGAATGGCGGCCGCGGCCGCGGTGAGGGTGCTACGGGACAACATGCTAACAACTCCAAAAAGGTGGGACGTGGTGGGATGGCGGGCCCGGTGCGGGCCCGGTTGGGAAGGTAGGCGGGAGGCGCCTAGGTTGCAAGCGCCTAACTGTTTACTGATTCCTCGGTGTCGCGTTTTTCGCGCTCGCGCAGGATGTCGCGCGCGACCTTGGCCGGTTCGACCGCAAAAATCCAGGCAATGAGGAGCGTCGTTGTGTAGCTCTTGATTTCCTCCACGTCGGTCTCGGTGGGTTCGTCGTTGTGGGCGATGATGTGGACCGCCTCGCGATAGCTCGCGCGTTTCATGGCTCGCGGTCCTCTGCGAGTGCCGGCGGGCCGTCGACGATTTTCAGATGCGTCCAATCCTTCGCGCGTGCCGCGCGCATCGCGAGGTCGTTGAAGTCGTCGCGCGCTTGGCGTAGCGCGTCGATGCGTGAGGTCGCTTCGACGACCACAACGTGCACGGGAAAGTCGGGGTCGTTGATGCTTGGCGCCGTGCGGCAGGCCGCGACTATGTAGCGTTCGGGGTTGGACATTTTGCGCATGGGTTGGACGTTTTGCACGGCGCCGGGCCCCGGTGTGGGCCCGGCGGTGAGGGGTCAGACCTTGCCGGCGCACACGGGACCGATGCCGCGCGCGACGCTCTTCGCGTCGGTCAACGTTTTGCCGCACACGCAGCACACGCCGAACTTGAGGCCGAAGGCTTTCGCGTCGTCGACGCTCATGCGGTCGGCGGCCGTGAGCTGGTGAATGGCGCCGGCGGCGTACGTGAATTCAAACGCGACGGTCTCGTCCGTCTCGGTCAAGCGCCGGCCGCCGATCGGCGTCAACGCCTTGGCGTAAAGACGCGTCTTGTCCTCGCGCGACGCCTGGACTTTGAAAATGTCGCCGTTGGCCAGGCGATACATGCCGGGCACGATGCCGCGGTCAGCCGGCGTCGCCGTGCGCACGGTCGGGCGCGGGAGGCGCATCAGCTCGTCGATGTAGGCGCTCGCGGCGCTCAGGCTCCCGAGGCGGGCGGCGTCGAGCTGCATGGCGCGCTCGGTCGTGAGGCGGGTCGCAAACGCGACTTGCTTCGGCGAAGCGGGGCGGGTGTCCATCGTGGGGTACGGCATCGGCGAGTCTCCAGGGTCTCGGGGCGCGAACCATTCGCAACCCCTCATGAGAAGAATAATAGGCGCATTAACCCTAGAGCGCAAGCCGGAGCTGCAACTTTGGCTGAACTTTTTTCGGGTAGCTGTAGACGGTCGAGCCGCCGGCGAGCTGCACGCGTCGGTCCAAGGTCCACACGTATTTGTGATTGCCGGGATGTTGCAGCTTGCGCGTCAACGGCATGACGGCCCGGCGTAGCCAGTCCATGCGCGCGTCACGATCGGCGCCGGCGCCGAGCTGCTCCACGCCGAAGCGCTCGACGAGGGACGCGACGGCGCCAAGCCAGCCACGTTCAGCGCCGCGCACCTTTTGCAGCGTGCGCGCGCTCAGGTTCGTGCCGTCGGGCAGGATGTACAGCGTTCGGCGTGTGCCGAGGCCGAGGTAGCGCGCGTTCAGCGCCTGGTAGACGGTGCCGACATGGCCAGGCATCACCGTTGTGCCGGTGACGCTCGTGCGCTCGATCGGATCGCTAAAACTCACGACGCCGCGGTAGCCGCCGGCGCGGAGCTGCTCGAAGCATCGCGCGACAAAATACGACTCGGCATTGGCGCCGATTTCGTCGAGCAAGACGAGCCGGCCCAACTCGACGGCGTCGAGCGGCGCCAGCGTCGCGAACGTGTTCGTGAGCACCTTGTCATTGGCCGGGTGCGAGAACACCGCCACGCCGGCCAGCGCGCCGCGGCGGTAGAGGCCGAAGCGCTCGCGCGCCGCGGGATAGCTCGCGCTGTAGTGGTGGCGTTCGACGAACGCGCGCGGCGTTGTGTCGTCGTCCATGCGCGCCACGTCAAACTCGCTCGGCCGGATCGTCTCGCGCGCCGGCCGGTAGCTGGCGCGCCGTTCGCGCCAGCGTTGGCAATGCTCGGCGTTCATCGCCACGACCTCCACGAGTGCCGGATTTCCACGTAGGTGGCGTGCCAGGCCCACGCGGCAAGCGCCAGGTAGTAGAGCGCTCCAGCGGCGACCACAATCCAGCCGGCGATATCCAAAGCCAAACGCATTGGCGAATTCCTCGCGGTTATTTCTTGAGCGGGAAGCCGAGCACGTGCCCGGGTGCCTCGGGAATACCGCCGAGCCGTGGGCAGCGGTCGCACGCTTCGCGGTCGGTTTCCTCGTTGTAGAAACCCTCGGGCGGCAGCTTGGCCGCTTGCGTGAGGCCGAGCGCGAGCAGGCGCGCCGGCGGCTCGTGCAGGTTCACGCTATTGGGCGCCTGGATTTCGCCGCCGCACGTTTCGCAGCGATCGAGGGTAAAGCCGGTGATTCTGCCGGCGGCGTCGACGTGGAAATGCGACCAGGGAAGTTGTGAGGGCATGGGGGTTGGCTCCGGTTAGTGGTTGTCGAACACGTGCACGCCGTCGTTGCCGTCGTGCGTCCAGACGTCGCCGCCCAACTCCATGTCGCGGGCGAATGCCTCGAAGTCGAAGTACCGCGCGACGACGTCCGGCACGCCTTGCAGGTAGCCGCAGTCGTCGACGAGCTGCTCGGCGTAGGCTTCGAGCGACGAGAAACAGCCGCGGTAGGCGTCGGTGAACGCGTCGACGCTGTCGGCGTCGTTGCCGTTCGCGAGCCACGCCCCGAACGCTTCGCCGTGCTCGCTCAATGCGTTGGCAATGGCCGAGACGTTCGCGAAACTCTCGGACTCGCTGAGGCGCACGCCGTGGAATCCCTCGTAATCGTGGATGGCCCAGTCGTTGTCTGTGTGGCCGCAATTCTCTTGCAGCGCCGCGCGCGTCGCGTCGATGTCGTCGGCGTCGTCCGTGGCGTCGATCCACACGCCATGTAGCCGGCCCTCGTTGTAGCAGGCGAGGCACGCCACATAGACGCGAATCTCGGCGTCGCTGTCGGTCAGTTTGCTAAAGCAGCCCATCGGGTCCTTCCCCTTCGTCGGGTGTTGGTGCGCGTCGTCGCGCGTATCGTTCGGCGATGAGCGTAATACTAGGCGCTGTAACCCTAGCCCGCAAGTAGGCAAGTTGAACTTTTTTCAACTCGGCCGTCGGCGCCACCGCTCGGGTACAGTCGAGCCCGGTAGGTAGCGAGTTGCACGGTTGTGCAATTGACAACTTGACAAATTGGCGCCATCCTGCGCCGCATGTTCCCGCAGTGTCTCGACGACGACCGTTGTCCGGCCTGTGAGGCGCCCGAGGCGCACGGCGTCTGCGCGTGGCACTTAGCGGGCATTCTCCCGCAGCTCGCGCGGCCCTGGTGGGTCTGGCTGATCGGCGTGTCGATCGTGTCACAGCGCCAGGCGCCGCGCGCCAGTGATGCGCCGCTCTCCGTCTCGCCCGAGGCGCTTGCGCATGCTGAGCGCCGGCGCCGCTCGCGTCGGCCGCGCAAGTCGCGCGCAGTGGTTCGTGCTCGCCGGCGTGGCGTCAAAGGGCTCGCACGGGCCCTAATGCAAACGGCGCCCGTATGAGGGGCGCCGTTGTGGTCTCTCGTGCGTTGTCAAAATGGGAGGTCGTCCGCTTCGAGCGCGCCAGCATCGTTCACGAACGTCCACGGCGGCAACGTCGGCCCCCAATTCTCGGCGACGCGTTCGGCATCGTTGTCGACGATGCGCCATTGCAGCTCGTTGTAATACTCGGGCAGACGCGACATCAGGACGTCGAGCCAGGCGCGCGTTTCGGCCGTCGCTTCGACGTGCCAGGGTGTCCAGCCGATGATTTCGTCACGGCCCCCAAAGCGAGGGCCGCGGGCGAGCGCGACGAAACGCGGCGACGAGTTGCGCAGCATGGGTTAGCCCTCCGCGGCGGCGAAGTTGACTCGGCCCTCGTCTTTCGCGAGGCAGTCGGTTCCCCAGAGGTCGAGCGCGACCGCAGCGCATGCCAGGTCATACCAAATCTCGGACTCGGGATTCTTGCGGGCGATCACGGTCAGCGTGCGGGCCAGGTCATGCATAGCAGCTCCAACAAAGGGTTAGCGTTTCCTGTTGAGTATCAAGATAGGCGCAATAACCCTAGTGTCAAGGGGCAAAAATAAACCAGATGCCGCGCCTTTCTCGCAACGCCGTCCTGTCCGTGCGCCGCCAACGGTTCGTCGCTGAGTTCATGGTCGACGGCAACGCCACGCAAGCCGCTATCCGTGCAGGCTTTGCACGCGGTCGAGCTGCTACCGTCGAAGGCGCCCGCCTGCTAGCCAATGCTGACGTGCAAGCCGCGCTAGCCATCGCGAAAGCGGCGCGCGCGCGTCGCCTCGACCTCTCGGCAGACTGGGTGCTTATGCAACTTGTCTCATTGCATGCGGCGACCGTCGAGCGCGAGCCGGAGACGGCGCGCAGGTGCCTGCGCGACATCGGCGACGGCCTCGGGATGTTCGTCGAGCGGCACGAGCACGAGTTCCCGCAGCTCAGCGCCGACGAGCGCAACGCACGCGTCGCTGCACTGCTGAGCGCCGGCCGCATGCGAGCGCTTGCCGCCGGTGCGATCCCGGCCGATGCCGGCCAGAACGAATAACTAATCCGTAGCCAACCTAGGCTAAGTGGCTATATGACAATGGATTACAAGACCTTGCGCCTGAGTGGTGAGGGAAATGGTGAGGGACACGAGACGGACGACGACGAGCGCGACGACGACGAGCAAGACGAGGAAACCGACGACGTCGACGACGAGCCCGAACCCGAGCCGGCGCCGGGCCCCACCCCCACCCCCTACCCCCAAATGACGACGGCGGGGCGTTGGAGTCCCGTGCCCTTCCCGCCTTCCGCGCATGGGTTACGGAAAGTCGGTCTCGCGTGATGATTTCTGAATTCGTTCACTCGCATTCACAAATGCTCGCGGTGGAGTTTCTGAGTGCGGAGGAGCGCACGGAACTCGACCAGCATTTGGTAGCGCTGACGAGTGGGCGGCCGCATGTGGAGTTTCAGCGGGACCCGGTCGCGTGGGCGCACGTGATGTTGGGAGTGCCGGCCTACACGATCGTGTGGTCCCTCAATGCGGGATATGGACGCCATGCGTGGGATGGCGACGCCGATCCCTTGGCGCGGTTGTTCGAGGCGGTGCGTGACGGGAAGAATTGCGGTGTGGAGTCGGGCACGGGCACGGGCAAGTCGTTTGCGATGGCCGTGCTCATTCTCTGGTTTCTCGCGTGTTACGAAGATTCCAGAGTGTTCACGTTCGCGCCGAAGGAGGACCAGCTCCGGCTCTTCATCTGGGCCGAGATTCGGAAACTCTGGCCACGCTTTCACGCGCACTTCCCCGACGCCGAGCTGCTCGATTTGGAAATTCGCATGCGCGGGAACGGCGACAAGACGTGGATTGCGCAGGGCGTGGCGGTCGGGATCGAAGTCGGCGAGGCCGTCAGCACGAAGGCCTCGGGCATGCACGCGCAGCACATGATGCTCGTGTATGAGGAAGCGCAGCGGGTGCCGCTTCAAGTGATGGAAGCCGGCGAGAACGCGTGCACGGCGGCGCACAACTTCCGGGTCGCGATTGGCAACTGCAACAATCGGCTGGACACGTTGCATCGGTTTGCCACCGCGGCGGGGACGGTCCACGTGCGCATGTCGGCGTTGGATCATCCGAACGTCGTCACGGGCAACGCCGAGCTGATTCCCGGCGCCGTGTCGGGAGAGTCGATCCGGCGCCGGCGCGAGAAGTATGGCGAGACGAGCCCCGTGTATCAGTCGCGGGTGCGAGGGATTAGCCCCGAACAGGCGAGCGATGCGCTCATTCGGCACGAGTGGCTCGAAGCATCAGCGGTCAGGTACGAGGCAGGACTGAGGCGCGGCGCGATTTACACGGTGCCGGGGAAGCTCACGGGGAAAGGCGTCGACGTCGCCAACAGTGAGCACGGCGACCGTGCGTGTATCGTCGATTTCTCGGAGCAGCGCGTCGTGCGTGTGGAGGCGTTCCAGTGTCCTGACGCCAACGCGCTCGGGCGGCAGGTGGTCATGGAGCTGCAAGCCGCCGAACTCAAGGCTGAGTATTGCGGCATTGACACCATTGGCGTGGGCGCGGGCACGGTGAACGAATGCCGGCGGTTGCGCCAACGCGTGCAAGCGCTCAACGCATCGTCGCGTCCATTCAAGAATTCTCAGAAGTCGCCAGACGGCGCCACGTATGAGTGGGCCGACGATGCGAACCAGTTCCGGCATTTCCGCGATCAAGGGTACTGGCAGCTCCGCGAGGACTTTCGACTCGGGCGCATCGACATGGCGCGCGATGACGAGCTGTGGGAAGAGCTGACGGCGCACACGTTCGTCGACGAGCCCAAGACGGTGATTGAGCCGAAGGACGAGGTGCGCGCACGCCTCGGGCGTTCGCCGGACAAGGCTGAGGCGTTGATGCTCGGCAATTGGGCGCGGCGCCGGCGCGCGTGGGTGCCCGAGGTGCACGACGAGTCGACGGGGCTGAGTGAAGGGCACGATCACCGGGTGCGCTTTCGTCGGATGGCGCACGCGCTGGGTGGCGAGTGGGTGGGGCCCGGTGAGCGGGTCGGAGAGTTGATCGAGGGGAGCGCCGGGGATGGGGACCGCGAGGCAGCGGGCCTCGGCGCTGTCACCGGCGGCTACACCGACCAACTGCCAGTCGGGATTTAGGAATTTTTGATATTCACAAATGCGACCCAACCCCTACGTCACCTACTTCACGTACGAGCGACTCACGGGCCGCAACATCGGCAAGAGCATTGGGCCGGCGAAGAGCGCGAGCTATGGCGCTGAGCCGGACGACGACAATGACGCGATCGAGCCGCGGGGTCTACCCGTTCCTGGAGCTGCTGCGCATGAGCCAACGCAACCCTGAACACCATCTTGAGCGCCCGCTCATTCTACATCTCGAACACCTGCGCCTCGCCGATGCGAGCGATCCGGCGAAGGTGTGGGCGACGCTCAACAAGATGATCGACGCGCTCAACCAGCTCTTGCCCGGGCACAACTTCGTCATCACCGACGACGGGCGCATCGTCGTGCGCGATGTGGCGCGTGAAAGTCTCGGCCGCGACGAGAACGTGCCCCTCCCTTCTGACAGCGAGGCGCTATGACCGCCCCACGCGTTCCGATGTTGCAGCGCAAGCCTGGTGCGGGGGCGGGTGGCCCGCCGGGGCCGGGTGCGAGTCCCAAGATGCCGCCGTTGCCGTTGCCGAGCGCCGCGACGGAGGGAGACCCGAACGCGCAGGCCGCGCTCATGGCGGCGGCCGCAGCGAACGGCCCGCCACCGGGCGCGCCCCCCGGAATGGGCGCGAACATGACGCAATGCCCGGTGTGCGGGTGTCAGTTCGATCCGGCCAATCCCGAGGCGACGGCCACGCCCCCGACGGGCGGTGGAGGTGGTGCGCCGCCGCCGGACCTCGCGGCGAAGCTCGGCGCGATCATGGGCGCCGGTGGGGGCGGTGGAGGCGCGTGAGCAAACGCGAATGGAAGAAGTATCAACGCGACGACGAGCGCAGCTTAGACAGCCCGGTCTCCGCAGTGATGCCGTCGGGCGCGCCGGCGCTCTACCCGCGCGTGCCATTCACGCCCGAGGCGCACGAGCCGCCCGAGCCCGAGGTGCGCATCGGGCACGATCGCTTTCGCGTCACGACGGACGGCGTCGTCGTGTACTACGACGACTACAGCCACACGTGGAAGGTCTCGATTTACCAGCGCGGCATCATCGCGCCGTTGGCGCATCTCCTCAACGCCGCGCGCGAGCGGGACATCGCCCGCCGCAGCGCACCCCTCAACGCGTCCCTCAACGATCGAATGGAACGAGCAGATGGACCCGGCTGAATTCGTGGCGCCGGTCGAGCTGCCGGACGACCAAGTGCCCCTCGTGATGACGGTGCGTCGCGTCACGCTCTCCAACGGGCGCACGATCGAGGTCAAGGTGATGCGGCGCGAGAACGCGGCGCCGTGGAGTGAGGAGGACGAGTTTGCGCTGCGCATGATTCTCGACGTGGCGTCAGCGATCGGTCTCCCGCGGCCGCCCAAGCCGGGGCTCGTCTCATGACGCCGGGTGAAAAGGCGGCCATCATCGACAGGCACTCCATCATGTCGCCGCCGGCCGACGATCCGATCACGCTGGGGCCGGTCGACGCGGCCTACGTGACAATGATCGAGGGCGAATACCAGGCGGCGGTGCAGAACGCGCAGCAGCTCCGGCTCGCGCGCTTTCAAGTCGTGATGAAGGCGCACGGCATTGCCGACGGCGCGACCGTGACGGTGCTGCCGGCCGAGAACGGTCGACCGATGCAGCTCCAAGTCGGCGCGCCCCCAGCCAACGGAGCGCGGTAGGGATGTTCCCGCGCGTGCGTCCGTTGACGCCGTGGGAAGCATCGGCCACGCTCAGCAACACCGGCATCGCGGCCGACCTTCCGAACACGGCGAAGCTCGACCGGCTCACGTATCTCGAATCGGTCGTGGCGAACCTGTTGCTCGGGCAGCCGGCGACGTTGGGGCTCGCGGCACTGCCGGCAGTCAAGGCGGTGCGTCGCTTCGCCGCGACACAGCTCGACGTGTGCGCCGAGCCGGGCGACTTCACCGGCGCGCACTTCGTCGCGTTCACGGTCGACGACATCCCGCCTGACGTGGACGACGGCGGCGATTACCCGACCGGCGTGCTCGCGACGCGCACCGCCGCTGAGATGGTTGCTGAGCTGCCGCACGTGAAGTCGGGCGATGCGTGGCTCGTGCTCGTGACGAACGCGACGAAGCGGCCGTTCGCGCTCTGGCCGGGACACGGCGTGCGCCTCGGCGTGTCCGGCATCGCTGGCGCCGAGATTCCCCCAGGCAGCGGGCAGCTCTTTCTCGTGACGGTAGCGTCGCTCACGTCAATCACGTTCGCTCCGCTGCTGAGCGGCGCGACACTCCCGGCAGGAGTGACGGCACCGTGACCAACCCGCGCCGTCCCTCAGCATTCGGTAAGCGCACCACGCTGACGGACGACTATGTGGAAGTCCTCAAGGGCGACGAACCGCCCAGCTATTGGTCGCGGCTCGCGCACGAGGGCCGGTTTCCCGAGGGCGTCAACGGTGACGACCCGCGCATTCAAGAGATTCTCGCGCAACGGTTCCCCAAGGCGGGCTGATGCCATCGGTCAAGTCATGACGCCAGAGACGAGTGCTGTCGTCGTCGCGATCGGTCGCGCGCTCGTGTGGCTCGCGATCGTGCTCGTGGCACGCAACGCGCTGCAACTCTGGATTCGCTTCAAGGAGGACCAGGCGGCCATCGAGCGCGCCCAAGGGCGTCCTTCGCTCGAAAAGTTGGGAGTTGCGCAACCCGTGCCACGTGGCACATCTGAGGAGGCGCGGGAGCTGCTCCGGGGGAATCGTGAGCGACTGTCGGCGTTGTCGCGGCCCGGCGACGTCGTGATTCCCGACGACTTGGAAGCGCACTGCGGGCAGTGGGAAGATGGTTGGGCGCGCGAGGACGAACGCTCCGCGGTGCGCTCGAAGTTCGTCGAGCTGTACGACGGCGACGCCGCGGGCACATGGCAACGCGTCCGGCGCGCCGTCGGCATCGGAGAGCTGCCATGACCTCCCGGTACGCGTCGACGTTTCCCGTGCTGAATGGCCCGCACGGCGGTGATTGGATCGAGGCGCCGCCCGGCACGCAGGCCGGCGCCGCGGTGGCCGTGGGCTTCTCCGGTCCCAGGGGCATGCGGTACGCCGTGTATGTGTTGATCGAGGTTCCCGAGACAGAAGCGCAAGGGGAGCGTGGTCCTCGCGCCGCGCCTGAAACCCTGGAAAGGGAAACCCTTGCGTCGAGCGAACCGCCGGCCGAGGTGCGCCCCAAGAAGCTCGGGCTCGCGTTCGTGCGCTCGTGGCTCACGCCGGCCGAAGCGCAGCGGCACGTGCAGGAAATCTCGCTCGTGACGAACGTGGCGCGCGAAGTCGCCGAGTCGAACTGACATGAGCGCCCCTGCTCTCACCATCCAAGGCCGCGTCGTGAGGCTGACCGCCGACGACGTGCGTGCCTGCTACATGGGCGGGTGCGAGCGCAATCTCGACGCCGTGATTAACCGGCGCGCCGGCGGCGGCCGTGCGACCTATGGCGGCTGGGAGGACAACATTCGCGGTGCGTCCGGTGAGCTGGCGGTGTGTCGCGCACTCGGCCTCACGTGGGACCCGACCATCGGGCGCGTCAACGCCCCGGACGCCGGCCCGTACCAAGTGCGCACCACGCATTACGACGACGGACACCTCATTCTGCGCAAGGAAGAGGTGAGGACCGATCAAATCTTCATACTCGTCACGGGCTTTGTCTTTGAGTTCACGATTCGCGGCGGGCTCATTGCGCGGCACGGCGAACGCGCGATCTGGTGGCGGAAGTACGACCTGAAAACCGGCAAGTACCGCCCCGCCTATTTCGTCCCGCAGGATGCGCTGCTCCCCCTGGAGGACCTCGGCATTGCGCCCGTTGACCGCTCTCGTGTCCCGGAAGTTGGGAAATTCCCAACTTTGACACGTGGATAAGTGGACATCGTGTTGAAAGGTTGCGGGTTGAGACGTTCGTGACCACGCCCGTCGCGCCGCCCATGCTCGCCATGACCGACTTGCCGCTCACCGATGCGGTCATGCGCGACCTGTTCGGTCCAGAGGCCGAGGTAGGGCCGTCGGGCGACCCGCAGCGCGCAAACGAAGTCACGGCCCCTAACCTGCCCGAGACCGATGACCTCGTCGAACCGATCGAGCGCTATCGCGCGCTCATGGCCGCACTCTACGGCTCGGATTTCCCGCTCATCGACGCGTTCGATCGCTTGACGAGCGAGGACCCCGCGTTCGCCGCCGAGGGCCGCATGCCGACTCTGGAGCAAATGCTCCCGCTCACCGAGGCGAGCGCGTGGGCGACATGGGTGCGCGGCCGCTGGACCTATCACGCCGCGGCGGTGCAGCAGCACCTCTACCTCGTCGCGCGGAACCGGCTCTTTCGCGCCGGCCACCAGTGGGTCTCGTCGCGCGGCAACGGCCCGTGGACGACGCCCACACGGCCGGCCGAGACCGCGCGCGTCGTGCACAACGTCATCGGCCCCGCGCTCGACCAGCGCATTCAGGTCATCACCGAGCAGCGGCCGTCGTTTCAAGTCGATCCCTCGGCACTCTCGCCCGACGAGAAGCGCAAGGCCGAAGGCCGGCAGCAAGCATTAGAGTTTCAGTACGACGGCCAGCACATGCAACAGATGACCCAGGAAGCGAGCTACTGGGCCGGCACCGACGGCGTCGCCTTCTGGGAAGTGTACTGGGACCGCGACGCCGGCCCGTGGGACCAGCGCATGAGCGCCACGGGCGCGAAGAAGCCGCTCGGCGATTTGCGCACTAAGACGCGCCGGTGCGACCAAGTGCGCGTGAGCGCCAACGCGACGTCGACCGAGCCGCCCTACTACCTCATGGTGCGCGACGTCATCCCCGAGACCGAAGCCGCCTACGTGTACGGCGCCTCGGGCGTGCAGCCGGGCGCCACGCAGCGCGGCGCGCAGCACGACGATCGGAGCGACGCGCCGGCGGGCCAAGGCGACTCGGGCTCACCGAGCTGGGTGCTCACGCAGACGATCGTCGGCGAAGGCTTTCGCATGTCGAACGTGAACACGGTCGAGCGATTCACGATGTACGTCGATCGGCACCCCGATGTGCTGCCGGAAGGGCTCCAGCTCACCGTGCTCGATCACTCCGTCGTGTGGGGCCCGGGCGAGCTGCTCTTTGGGATGATCCCCGTGGTGCCCGTGCGCGATGGCTCGACCGACCCGTCGTTCTACCCGCGGCCGATCATGGAGCAGTGGGTCGCGCCGCAAATGCGCATCAACGCCGCGCTCTCGCTGTGGGTGAATTCGGTGCGCGTCAACTCCGGCGGCCGCTTCCTCGCCAAGCCGGATGCGGTGTCACGTGAGACCTTCATGGGCTCGGGCCTCTCGATCATCGAAGTCGAAGCGCCCGGGCCGATCGGCGAAGCGCTTCAGCCGGTGCAAGGGTTCTTGGTCGGGCCCGACGTCAAAGACTTGATCGCATTCGACACGAAGGCCTTCGAGGACATGTCGGGCTACAACGACGTGTCCCGTGGCCAGGTCTCGAACGAGACCGCCACCGCGGTGGCCGCCGCCAACGAGCAGATCACGCGTGTGTTCACGCCGCCCGTGGCCGCCGTCGCCAACGCCATGACGATCTGGGCGAAGGTCAACCTCGCCGGCATGGCGTGGGGCTACGACATCCCGCGCGACGTGGGCGCCGTCGGTGCCGATCGACCAGACTTGGCCCGCGCGCTCTCGGCCAAAGACTTCGAGGGCCCGTCCACGGTCATCGTCGACGCCGAGAAGATGCTCCCGATGCCCAAGGTGTACCGGCTCCAGATCATGGACGACTGGTTCAACCGCGGGCTCATCTCGGGCCAGCAGTACATGCGCAACGTGAAGTTTGGGTCCTTCAAGAATCTCTCAACACCGGACGAGGACCAAGACGCGCGCGCGAAACGGATCGCCGACGCGATTCGGAACGGGCAACAGCTCCCGATGGCTGACCCGGCCGACCCGAACGCCGCCGCGATGACGGCGCAGCTCGCGTCGCAACCGCTGGCAATTCGCTGGAGCGACAACGAAGCGATCCATCAAGACGTGCTGGAACGCGACATTCTGCTGCACGACGACTTGGACGCCGCCATCATCGACGAAGCGTCCAAGCGCTGGAAGCTGCTCGCCGCCCAAGCCGCTTTGAAAGGCGGCGCGATGGGCGGCGGCGCACCCGCAGGACCCGGAGGACCGCCCGCGCCGGGCGGCGGTCCACCCGAAGGCGCACCACCCGGCGCTGGCCCTGTTGCTGGCCCCATGACCGCACCGCCCGGCCCACCACCGCCGGCGCCAGTCCCCGCAGGGGGACCGCTCGCGTCGCCCGGGATGACCGTGGCTCCCTAGTTCGCACATAGGCGAACGCTCAATAGGAAACTGATATGACTGCCATCGCGCCCGTCGCTCCCGACGGGGCCTCGACCGCGCCCGCCACTCCCGTTGCCCCAGCGGCACCCGCCGCGCCGGACTTCGAGGGGCTGGATGCGATGGAGCGCACGATCGCGCAGACGATGCACGAGTCGCGCGAGCTGTTGGCCGAGGACAAGCCGATCACCGATCGGCCCCGCGATCCGAAAACCGGCCAGTTCGTGCCGCGCGCGCACGCCGAGGCCGGCTGGAACGTGGTGCCGGACGTTCCGTCGCCAGAGAGCGAAACGACCGAAACACCGGCAGACATCGTCGCGCCCGAGGGGCATGTCATTCCCAAGGCGCTCGACGCCTCGAAAGTGCAAGGGTTCCGCGTCCTCGATGCCGAGGGCGAAATCGTCCCGCCAGACCTCACGTTCGAGGTCAATTTCCGCGGGCCGAACGGCGAGAACCAGCCGCGCCTGCTCGACGTTCCCAAACTCGTGAACTACGCCCGCATGGGCGTCTACAATCACGAGCGTGAGCAGCAAGCGGTCGCCGTGCAGCAGCACAACACGCAGCTCACGAGTCAAGTCGCGCAGTACGACCAAGCGCTCCGTCAGATGCAGCAGGAGCGCGCGCTGTTGTTGTCGGACCCGGACTATCTGCTGAAGCAGCTCGCGCTGTACGAGCAGCAGAACACGCCGGAAGCGCGCGCGCAGCAGGAGCGCGAACAGCTAGAGCAGCAACGCCAAGCACTCGCCTACCAGGCCGCCGGCCAGGAGAACGAGCGCTACATGGAGCAGAAGCTCGAGCCCGCGCTCGACTTCATCGCCAAGACGTATCCGAACGTCACGCTCCAAGACTTGGCCGAGCAGCTCGTCCGACTCGCTGAGCCCTACACCGTCCAAACGCCCTTCGGGCCAATCATCAACCCGCAGGCGCATCCACATATCGCGCAGCTCGTCGTGCAGCAGCTCGCACCGTGGGCCGAACAACGGCACATGGCGATGGAAGAGCGCTTCAGCGCCGCGCGCGCACCGACGGCCCCGCCGGCAGCAGCACCACCCGCCGCCACGCCGCCGTCTCCCGCACCACCAACTCCGTCGAACGCCGAGCTGCAAGCGCGTGCGCAGCGTGCGCGGCGCATGGCCACGGCGACGACCAAACCGCCGGGTGGGAACGGCGCGACGCCGCAGGGCGCGTCTCCCCCCACGCCTCCGACCAGCAATCGCGACCTCCAAGACTTCATCGTGGGTCGCGCGCTTGCTCAAACGCGCGGCGGGTGACCGCTGGCGCAGTGAGAGAACCCTAAATGCCGGCTCCAACCCTCATCACCGATGCAGACCTCTCGGGTCTGCTCAAGAATCTCTACAACAACTTCCGGCTCTACGCGCAGAACACGGTCTGCCCGTTTCTCGCGCAGTTAGAGAAAGCGAACACCAAGACCGTGCGCTGGGGTGGCAACGGCGCCTTCTGGGACGTCGTCGTCGGACGGCCGTCGGGCGCCACGTGGTCGCAGGGCGGCTTCTTCCCGCCCGACACGTTCGCCGCCGAAAAGCAGGCGTCGACCGGCGTTGCGCGCGGGTACGCGACACGCCAGATCGACGGGCTCCTCAACCTCGGCACGATGTCCAAGGACGCCGCGTTTGAGAAGATTCTCAACAAGACGTACAAGGAAATTCGGAGCGCGTGCCGCCTGCTGATGCAGGGCGCGCTGCACGGCGCCGGGAACGGCGTGCTCGCGGCCGTCGCCACCGTCACCGACACCACGCACATCGTCGTCACCAGCCCCTACGGCGTGGCCGGCGCGGGCCAAGGCGCGCTCTTGTTGGCGCCGGGCGACTTCATCGCCGTGCGCGATGTCACGGGCGCCACGCTGCGCGGGAAGGCGTCGATCACGGCCATCACGGCGGTGTCGGCGACGAGCCCGAACGCGACGCTCACGTTGTCGTCGGCGGTCGCCGGCATGCTCGCGACCGATGTCATCGTCAAGGCGACGACCTCGGACGACGCCTGGACCGGCACGCCCGGCACCGGCGTTCCGAATGGCCTCATCAACATCACCAACCGCGGCGGCGCGTACCCGAATCTGCACGGGCTGGGCGCCGGCACGTGGCCCATTTGGGATTGCGTGCGCATGGTCGCCGGCACCGACACGCCGAGCGTCACCGCGCCGACCGAGGACGACATCTGGCAAATGATCCGTCGCGCCGCGAACTGGAGCGGCGAGGACGCGATGCTCCAGCCCGATGAATTCATTCTCATGATGGGCCCGGGCATGATGCAGCAAATCATGAAATCCCTCTCGGGCCAGCGCCGATTCACCGCCGAGGAGTTCAGTAAGAAGATCAAAGGCGGCTATCGCGCGCTCGAAGTGTGCGGGCTCCCCGCGTTCGAGGACTACTACACGCCGGCGGGCACGATCTACCTCGTGCACAAGTCGTCGATCGCGTGGGTGGACGCCAAGGATTGGTCGTTCATCGAATTCGAGGGCTCCGGCCAATGGCGGTGGATTCAAGGGCGCGACGCGTTCGAGACGACCTATGGGTCGTACGTCAACATCGCCACGCTCGTGCGGAACCCGCACGCCTCGATCACCGGCTACACCGACACCACGTACTACACGCACGTCTCGCGGTAAATCGCGCGCTCACAACGCCACGGGCCCGGGCTCCACGCCGGGCCCGTTGACATTCCCCTCATTCGAGAACTGCAATGGCTGACTACAAGATTTGGACGGTGTGTCCCGCCGGCACAGTGCCGTCCCTCGACGCCGCACTCGACGCCTTCGCGTGGCGCATTGGGACGCCCGAGGTCCCGGCGAAGCCGGCGATCCCAGGCGACCCCACCGCGGTGCCCCCGGTGCCAGACACCCCGGCCGTGCCGGCCGTCCCGGCAACGCAGGGCACGCCGTCAGAGGACGACGAAAAAGGCGTCGCCATCAAAACGGCGGCGGCCGAGCAGGGCTACGCGCAGCGCCGAATTCTCAAAGCCGTGTTCGACCTCATCGCCCCGGCCATGACGCCGCTGCCGCCGCTCCCCCAGCCGCCGGCCGCTGACGGTTCGACGGTTGCCGCGCCGCAGGCGGCCGCGCCAACCTTTGAGAGCGTGCCGTGAGCGTGCGGCCCGAGCTGCTCATCCGAGGGCTGGACGAGGTCCCGCTCCCGCCCTCGGACCTCCTCGCGGAAATCGAGCGCCGGTGTCCCGGCGCTGGCTTGCTCTACACGCGCGTGAGCTGGGCCATCACGCTCAAGTGGCGCGAGGACGACCCGCGCCGGCGCTTCATCCAGTCCGGCGAGATGCAGCCGCACGGCGACTTCGACGTGGTCGGGCACTTGCCCGTCACGTGCTCACTCGACGAGGCGCCGGCGTTGATCGAACGCGAATTAAAGAATTGGCCCGAGGACGCGTTCAGGGATCTGCGCACCGCAATCAATCAGTGGAACGACGTCGGGCGCGAGGCGGCCGTGGAAGAAAAAGTGATGGGCGAAGTCTGGAACGACATCGACAAGGGCCCGGGCACCGCGCGCGGCGCTGACGGGAAGTTCAAGCCGAAGCCCAAGAAATGAACCGCAGCGAGTTCGTCACCGCCGTCGCGGCGTATCTCGACGGCGAGGGATCGAATCGGTGGACGCCGCGGCTGGTGCTCGACATGGGCGGGATGGTCATGACCAACGAGTGGTCAGACATCCTGAACCAGAACAAGGCCGCGCGCTGGGCGATGCGCTCCGTCATCACGGACGCGCAAGGCCAAGTGCCGTTCTCGGCACTCGACAAAGTGGCGCCGCCGCCGCCGGGCACGGGTGTCCCCCCAGGCGACGACACGGCCGAATACTTCTATCGCGTCATCGGGGGCTTCACCGATGGTGCGCGCGTGTGGGGCGAGGTCACCGCTGACGAGCTCCCGGCGGCCGTGCTCGCCGGCGCCCTCGTGCCGATCGTGCCGTGCTTCGTCCAGACCGGCGAGATGTTCCAGCTCTTGCCCGCCATCCCCGGGCAGTTGCTCTCGGTCGCGGTGAGCCACACACCGCCCACGATCGCGCAGCTCGCGGGTGACCTGTCGACGATCCAATTCCCGCGGGGCTATGAGTATATCCTAGTCTGGGTCACGGCGGCGACGCTCTTGATGAAGGGTGGCGCCGAGTCGCAGGCCGCGGCCGACTTGTTCTCGCTCGCCGACGGCGCGCGCAAGAACATGCTCGGCGACATCGCGCGCCGGACGACGGCCCCGACGTTCGCCGCGTTCAGTGACGCGGCCGGAGATTGGGCCGGGTAACGATGTCCCCGCTCATGATTGCGTCGCGGCCGTTGGTCGTGTCGCAAGGCCGGCCGCAGGTTGGCGACGAAGAAACACGGTTCGCCGGCGGGCTCAATATCGTCTCGGCCGACGACGCGCTCGGCGCCGATCAATTCCGACGCGGCGAGAACGGTCGCCTCACGATCTTCGGCGCGTTCCAAAAGCGCGGCGGCACACAGCGCACCGCGCCCGCCTTGGTCGCCGGCTCGCCGATCCAGAACGGTCAACCGTGGGCCCCGGGGACCGGCGCGAAACAGACGCTCGTTGCGGTGAACGGCACGCTCTTCACCACGACCGGCTACACGCCGTTCCCGCTCACGTGGACGCAGCGCGGCGCGGTGCAGGCGCTGTCGCCGATCGTCGCGCCGTGGTTCACGCCGTTTATCTCGAACCTCGGCACCGAGTGCGTCTACATCGCCGACGGCGGCGCGCTCAATAAGTACCAAGCCAACGCACTCGTGACAAACCTCGCCGGCACGCCGAATTGCACCGTGCTCGCGGCGCACAACGAACGCCTGTGGGGCGCCGGCGATCCCGCGTTCCCCGATTCTCTCTTTTACTCAGGGTTGAACGACGGCGATTCGCTCGGCGTGGGCGCCGCCGGCGGCGGGCAAATCATCGTGCGCACGTTCGGCGCGGAGAAGATCATCGGCCTGCGCTCGCTCGGCACGTCGCTCATGATCTTGCACACGCGCGGGGTCTCGCGGCTCACCGGCTACGGACAATCGGACATCTCGGTGCAGCCGGCGGGCATCACGCGTGACGTGGGCACGGTGGCCAAGTTCTCGCCGCTCGTCGTTGACAATTTGCTCTACTTCGTCAGTGACCGCGGCCTGTATGTGGCGAGTGAGCAGGACGTCGCGCCCGTGAACACGCCGGATCGACCGGACCCGCTGTCGATCTATCTGCCGGCTATGAGCGCGGCGAACCTCGCCGCGATTCGCCTCACGCTCAACCGCGGCACGCGCGAGCTGATGATTCACGTGCCGGGCTACGGCATTTTCCTTTATCACACAATACTCAAAGCGTGGGCGGGGCCGTGGACCGACGGGTATCTCTCGCCGGAGACGACCGCGCTGTTCGAGTCGTACAACGAGAACGACTATCCGATCGTGCTCGCCGGCGACGCCTCGGGCTTCGTGTCGGAGACGGATCGGCCCGGCGTCTTTCGCGACAACGTCGCACCCGACGGCACCGGGGGCTCAGCCATCTCGATGACACTCAAGTGCCGCCGCCTCTACGCCGGCGACCCGCACGTCTCCAAAGCGTGGCGCAACGTCTATGTGCTCGCGGCGCTCGCCGGCTCCAAGTCGACGACCGTGACGTGCACGTCGGAGACCGTGAGCGACGCGCACCAGCTCGACCCGTCGAACGTCGGCACGTGGGGGTTCGGCACGTGGGGCACGGGCACGTGGGGCGCGCTCAACCAAGTGAGCTACGAGGAGCCGATGGCCGGCACCGGCTACTTCCAAGACGTGTCGATCACGGACGCCGGCGAGGCGCTGCCGGTGTTCAGCCAGGTGCGCGTGCGCGGGTTCCTGCTCGGGCGTCGGTGACCATGAGGAGACGCAAATGACCATCGGGCTCGTTGGCCAAAACCAAATCACGACGTTCACGAGTCCCGTCAACGGCACGAGTCCGATCGACGCGAACGTCGTGCGCGGCAACGACAACACGAGCAAGACGGCGTTCAACGTCCACGACTCGGACGCCACGGTCCATCTCCAAAGCTCGCTCGCCTCGGCGCGCCCGCCGGCCGGCGTGCCGGGGCGCAAGTGGCTCGACTCGGACACCTATCGCCTCTACTACGACGACGGCGCGGTGTGGCACGAGTTGGCCTACATCGGCGGCGGCGGGCCCGCCACGATCAACGGCAAGCTCACCGTCAATGGCGACGTGCAGGCCGAGCGCAATCTCATTGCGCAGGGACCGGACAATCTCGCGACCGGCGTCATTCTCGCCAACAAGGTCGGCACGAGCACGCGCTGGTATCTCTCGACCGACGGCACGCCGGAGGGCGCGAGCGACGCCGGCGAGAATTTGGTGCTCGGTGCGTACTCGAATGCGGGAACGCTCATCGACCAGCCCATTGGCATCGAACGGAAGGCGGGCGGGACGATCTTGGTGAAGCGACCCGTCAATCTGCTCGGCACATTGAACGTGGCCGGCAGCGTCGTGTTCAACCCGAATCTCACCGTCGGCCTCACCGAAGCCGTCAGCCATTACATCTTTCTAAATTCGACCAATACCGCGGGCGTCGTGTTCCAGCATGACGCCACCAACAAATGGGTGATGGGCCGTGCCGTCGCCGTGGCTGGCGACGATTTCCATTTGTACAATTCTGCGCTCGGCACGCTGGCGATGGCCGTCAGTAGCGCGAACAACACCGTGACGTTCGCGGGGCCTGTTGTCATCGGCACTGATCCGGGCGGCGCGCGCCTCCTGCGCGTCGGCGGCGGCGCACTGTTCACCCAGCGCGTGACGGTGCAGGGCACAATCGCTACCGACACCGCCGCCGATTTCCAGAATTCGAGTTCGACGGGCTATGGCGTGTACGTGCTTGGTGGGAACACCACGAACTATGCTTTCGAGGTTCGTGATTATACAAACGCTCTGTTGTTCACAGTGAACGGCACGAGGGTGAGTAGCCCCCTCGACATCTCGGCGCTGACCTACAGCATCAGCGGGCAACCCTTCGCGCGTGCCGATCCAACCTATACGATCCTGCGCGCACCCGATGGCAATAGCTGTTTCCTCATCGGCGGGCCTGGTGACCCAACCAACTACTACTACAACACCAGCCACTCATTCCGAAATCGTGCATCCACGGTGACCTACGCGATCTTATCGCAAGGCTCCCTCAACATATACAACACGAGCCCTACTCAACTGCAACTGAACGCCCAGAACTCAGGGGGATCAGCACAACTGCTGTTTGCGAGTGGAGCCAGTAACACGCAGCGGTGGCTGGTCGGCATCAACGCCTCCATCGGCTCGGACAATTTCGAGATTATGGATGCCGTCAGCGGCGTCGCGATGATTCGCGGGGTGCCTGGGTCGCGTCAGTGCAATCTCTCGTCGAACGCACCAGGTGGGTATGCCTGGTCGTGGAGCAATACGGGGGCGTCTCAACCCTACGGGTTGAACATGATATTCCCGAATGCCGCGCCGAACAACGCCACACAGGACTTCCTGCATTTCAATGACAGCGTGGGGAATCGGGGTCAGTGGTATAGCAATGGCGGCATCGCCAACTACCAGGCGAACAACGTCAACTTCTCCGACGCCACGCTGAAAGCCGTGGGCGCGGTGCTCGACCCGCGCGTGTGGTGGGACCGGCTCGCCGCCATTGAGATTCGCGCATTCAAGTATTTGGATCAGACGCACGACGACGACAACATCGGGTTGATCGCGCAGCAGGTCCAGGCCGTCGCGCCCGAGCTGGTCGATGAAGCGATTCCAGCGACCGAGACATCGCCCGCGCTGCTCGGCGTCTATACAGCCGATCTGTTCCACGCGCATATCGCCGTCACGCAAGAACTCCAACGACGCGTGCTCGCGCTCGAAGCCAAGCTCCTCCAATAACACTTCGCATCGAGGACCACGGTCATGGCAATTAGCACTTCAGCATTAGCGAATCTCTTGGGCCGCGACCAAACCTTCATCGGTCGGGTCGCGAGCACCCTCTGCGTTCAAGCAACGACGGTCTTGAGCGAGCAAGGGGTCGGCGCAACGCATCCCCAGCGGGCTGCCTACGCGCAGCGCGCCATCCAGAATCCAACGGGCTTGGCAGCCCTCGCGGCCCCGTATCTCGCGGGCTCCACCAACGTCGTCGGCACCATCACCATCGAAGATGCCGGCGTCACCACCTCCGTCACCGACGCCGCGCTTCTCTCCCAGATCGCATCGAGCTGGGACGCGCTCGCGGGCATCGACAGCGGGAACTAACCGCGATTAGGAGACTCTCATGAGCTGGCTGTCGAGTTTCTGGAAGCACAACCGGAACTTCATCGGCAACGCCCTCAAGAACGTCTCGCCGGCGGCGTTCTTGATTCCGGGCGTGGGGCCGCTCGCTGCCGCGGGCCTCGCCGGCGCCGGCTCGGCGCTCGGGCGCGGCATCCAAGAGGGCGCCAACTTCGGTGACATCGTCCGGCAGGGCGTGCAGGGGGCCGGCCAAGCCTATCTCGGCGCGCGACTCACGGGCGGCCAAGGCAACTCGCTCCAGCGACTCAAGAATCTGTTCACCGGCGGCAGCGGCGGCTCGCCCGCCGCGCAGTCGGCGCGCGCCGTCGCGCAAAACGCGGGCAAGGTGCCGGAGATTTCTTTCACGCCCAGCTCGGCGGCTGGGGGAGGCGCGACGGCTGGCACTGCGGGCGAGTTGCCGGGGCTCTCCGTCACGCCCTCGGCGATCACGATGCCAGCGCCCGCCGCCGCACCGCTCCCCGGCGCGGCCGCCAATGCTCTCGGTGGCGCACACGGCGCGTCAGCCTTGAACCAGGCGCTGGCCTTCGCGAAGGCCAATCCGATGGCCGTCGCGCTGGGGCTCCAAGGCGCGGGCCAGCTCTCGCAGATCCCGCTCCAGCGCGCGCAACAACGGCAGATCGACTTGGAGAACACGCAACGCCAACAGGAAATCGAGCGGCAGCGCGCACGGGATGAAGCGCTCGCCCCGCTCTGGAAGCTCTTCGAGGCACGCCTTCGTGGGCAGTACACGTAACGGTTTTTAGGAAACGCTCATGGCCGACCTCGGCACCCTGCCCTCGACGCGCATTCTGGCGAATTCGCCGGGATCGACGCAGAACCGGCGCCGCGGCCCGTATGCGGGCGCGTGGGGCCGCGCTGGGTCCACGCAGCAACAGACGCCGCAATCCGGCGGCGCGCCGCCACAGCCGCAGACGTTCGCGCAAATGCAACAAGCGGGGCTCGCGCGACCCGCCCCGCCGCCTCCGGGCGGCGCGGCACCAGCCACACAGACATACGCACAAGGGTCAGCCCAACCGGCTGGCCCTTCGTCGTTCTCGGCACAGCCGTCGCTCTCGCCCACGCTCTCGTCGATGCAGGCCGCGCCCACC